GCCAAGCCGGCTGCACCACGAGCTAGGGCGCCGGCCTCTGCACCAACTAAAGCTCGACCAGCCATGGCACCCAGTGCTGGTAAAAATTCATCCAGCTGTTGCTCATCCATTTTAGAGTCTTCATGCTGTTTTTTATGTGGTATATTTGCCAAGTGACGCAGACGATCTAGATCACCTGAATCTTTGTCTAGATTTTCTTCCATGGGAGCAGGATCATCACTGTGCATGAGATTGGCATATTCACGCTCGTTGGGGCCACCTGGATATTTGCCTTTTTCCAGGCTCCGCATTTGACGTGCACTCAAGCGGCCGGCTCGACCCAGTTGCTTACGCATACCAGCCACTTCATCACCAGAGGGTAATATACCTCGCTTGACTAATTCTCTCTCCTGACTATGACTAGGTCCATCACGTGCTTCCATGGCAGTAGAGTCATTGATATCATGGGCATTATGCGAATCAGCATCTCGATCGGCCCATTTGGCATCGGCATCCTGTTGCGCCAGTTCTTGATATTCACGACTGTAGTCCTCATCGGCCAACAAATCATTGATCAACTCTGGTGATACCTTGGCTATCATGTTGTTACCAGTTACATAACCACCGGTAGGTTCTGTGGTAATTTTACCAGTATCGGGATCAACTGTGGCTCGATAAGACATCATACCTGCAACTTCCTCGCCATCGTCGCCGATCCATTCTACTTCAACTTCATCTTCCCAGGAGTCAGGGTCAAAACCTTCAGTGATATCACCCAGCAGACCATAGCTCTCTAGGATACCAATCATACGCTCATCTGCAGCCAAAACCACACCGTCTTCTACTGTATCAACGATATAGCTTTCTACCAGACATTCTTCACGGATGTTGATGGCAAAATCATCACCCGGAACTGGAGTATCAATCCAGTCCTGGGATTCGCGGATATAGTTTTCTAGACGTTTAGACATTTATTGTGCCTTGTATTCTTTCCACAAACGAGTCAGATCAAGAATACTTTCTTCTACTTTCTCGTCTTTTTTATCAGCAATGGCTTTCTTCATGGATTCCTTTTTGTCGCCATCTTGATCAACATCCAAGAAATCGGGCTTGGCTGCTTCTTGTATACCAGCCAGCTGGCGCATGCGATCCATGCTTTCGTCGCATTCTTCACTTTCGTCGCATTTGCACTGGCTTTCCCACATGCCACATTCCATGCATTTGCTTTCGTCTAGCTCTTGTTGCTCACCTTCTGCCTGTTCTTCTTGTACACGCACCGCAGTGTTGGGTACTGTAGTTTGTCCGTCACCAGCAACATCAGTCTTGGGCTTGTTAAGTCCACCCGAGTATTGCAGGGCATCCGGTGAAGTTTCAGTGTTGGTGGGCCACTCAGGCTGATTTTCATCAACTTGGCTGGCGCAATCACAGGGTTCACTTCCGCAGGAGGGGCAAGCATGCTCATCGCCACCCGCATGCAAGCTGGAACCAATACCAGCTGAACGCAACAGTTTAGCCAGTGTGGCTGCATCTTCATCCGTGGCTGTCACAGTGACCGAGGGCGAACCTTCGGTGCTGTCACTGATGTTCACGCTCATGCTTTCCGCGATCATGGCTTCTAGTTCACGGTTCATGCTGTCATAGATGCCCTTGCCGTACTGCATGCCTTTGGCTTTCTTAGGTGCTTCAGCAGCGGGTGCTGTGGCCACTGATCCTGCTGTTGTGGTTTCTTCCACTTCTTCTTTCTTCTTGGCTGGCAGACCTTTTTCTTTGGTGGCTGCAAATTTGTGTAATTCTTTCTTGTCCATTTTAGCCATCTCTTTTGATGCGCCGCGCAATTTGCCCTTGGGTATTTTGCCCTTTTGAGCCGCATGTGCGATACCGGCTGCCCGGCGTTGTGCCACACTTACTGCCTTTTCATCAAGTTCAACCGCTTCTTCACCAGTGGCCATTTCTTCGCCACGCTCGTGTTGGCTCTGCATGTAGTCGCTCACAGCGGTCATCATGCCTTCGATCTTGGCCAGCTTGCTCTGTACCCAGTTGGGGAGATTCTCCTGATCACTTAGCACCTTTTCTAGATCGCGAGCATTGCGCACGATGGTGTGGATCTGATCCTTGGCCATGTCGCCTTCTTGATCATATTCACCAGCATCGGCCGCGGTAGCGCCGGGCGGTAGTTCTTCACGGATGGCTGCCTGACGATGCAGTTTGCTGGTGCCTTTGACCTTGGCTCCAATCTTTTTGCCTTTGCCGGCACCAACTTTTCGACGACCCTGCGTCTTGGGTGTATCGCTATCAAGATCATCGTCCTGACCGGGTTCTTCGTCTTGAGCACCGTAGGCACGGCCCTTGACTGAGCGAACTGGCAGATCGGATAGTTTGACTTCATCCATGGGTTTCTTGGCTTGGCGAGCTGCCTGCTTCATGGGTTTGGTACGGTTGCCGTCCCGGTCGAGATCCAGAAAGTCGGGTTTGACAGCTTCACCCACACCTTTGCGCAGTTTGGCCAATACAGCACCGGCCACTTTCTCACCGCGCTCTTTGCTACCATAACGTTCAGCGGCACCTTTTGCGATCTTGGCAAAGGCCTTGCCAGGTTTGCCAATGTCTTTACCGGCACGGGCTTTCTTGGCCGAGTAGTCACCAGTGCTACCTTCCTTGACTGCGGGTGCTGCCGATTCAGTCAGTTGTTCTTTGGCGCTGGACAAATCAGCCAGGCGTTTGTTGAGATCATAAAAGAATGTCATTGCATTATCCTCGAGGTTGAGCGCCTGTGGCTGGTTTGGCCGGGCGAGTAATCTTGGTCATGGGGCTCTTGTTGCCCTGTGGCAAGTCGTTGGTTGTACGAGCTGGTGGTGTTTTGCCGCCGGCCACAGTAAAGTCACTACGATACTGATTCTTGAGAACCACATGATCATGAGCTTCCACACCGTAGTCTTTTCGCAGTGCTTTTTGCTCACGGGTGTTGGCTGGATAGTCAGTGTCCTTGAGAAGATCTTTGTTCTCGTCATCGATCTTTTCATATTCATCTACCATGCTGTCGTTGTAGTCCCGGGTAGTCATGACCACACGATTGGGATCAAACTTCATCAGCTGCATCAGCTGTTTGATCTGAGGCTCAATCGCGGGATAGCGAAAGCTCACATCAAACATAGTCACGCTGTCATTTCGGAAATTTGGGAAATCCGTGGGTATGGCCTGGATGGGTGTGCTATGCGGATCACTCATTTTTACTGGATCAAATTGATCCAATTTGCTCTTGAGCTGTCGTATCACGTCATCAGATACTTTACCACACAGTTTGATCCGATAATCGTATGTTCTTTCACTTTCAGCTAGGTATTTTGCGAATGGTTTCATGGTTGAAGTCCTATCAGCTATTTATGAATTTGTTTACTTTTGGGTTGTCCCGCTAAGAATTTTGTCCAATAATTCGTTGCGGCTTAAAACTATCCCAGTGCCAGTCTGTGTGGGCGGCCCAGCATCCTGTGATTGTTGATCCATCCGGGCTTTTTTCAGCTGAAGATCTATCATTTTTAACTTCTTGTCCAGTTTGGCTGTTTTGGCTGTGATGGCATGACCCAACATGTTGCTGGCCACTGAAAAAATTTCACTGGCAAATCTAGAATCAACCTGCATGCCCAAGGTCATGAGCTCGTCATAGCTAGTCTTGGCCAGCTCGGCCAGTTCATCCATTTCGCTATCAGTGGCGTCTAGACCCCTTACACCAGGCAAGGCAGCATCAATTTTGTCAATGGCAGTGTTAATTTGGGTTATGACAGCAGGATCCGGTTCCGGCTTGGAATCATTGGGCAAGGCTTCTTGCCCCGAGGGCGGCAAATCAAAAAGTTGTTCAAGTTTTTTATTGGTTGGTAGAGGCATATCTAAGTATTTACTTGTTTGGTTTCATGAGCTTATCGTTTTTTGCCTTGGTGAAAGAGCTGTTCTTCTGTTAGGACCCGAAACGACAATCCCGCCCGTTTGCACCACTGATTTGCCGCTTGCCATTTAGCCAAGTTAATCACTACCACAGCTCGATCACGACTGTTCATTTTGCTTTCTATGATGCTTTGCTTTTTAGGTTTAATTTCTATTATTTCTGCCCGGGTAGTATTGCCGCGAGTACGATATTGTATAAAGAAATCTGGCACATAGATTGTCTGTTTGCCAGTTAAGGGGTGTCGATAAGGAATGGATATGGCTTCGCTGGCCCACTGCAAAATGTGATCATTCTCATCAAGGAATACCATAAAAGAATGTTCCCACCCGGATCGATAGCGAGGTCGATGTTTCCCCACATATTTGCCAGGATTACGGGGTTCAAACCAACCTTGAGCCCACTTGGTCATTGCACCACACAGCGAGCTGCATAGTAATTAGGTTGTGTGGGTACGCCCACACCTAAAAGTGTGGCACGGTTTCTGATCATGTTGAGATAATAGGCCAGGTTGGCCGTGAGATCAACACCGGTGGTGCCCTGAAAACCTTGTAACAGAGTCATGGCCGGAATACCAGTTTCTTGACTGATCCGGAAAAGGCTCACAGTGAAATTTCCTGCCGCGGTTCGATCGCTCATGCTCTCGAGGAAAAAACTATGAACCGCATCATATTCATCCACGGGTATATTGGCGTCATAGCTATAAAAGCTATCAAATACTCGCACGGTAAGATCTACGTTGTAGTTGGTGTTGTTGACTGTGCTCATGGTGAGGTAGGCTTTTGTGGGGTTGGGAAAAATACACCAACATTGGTATTGAGTACTTGACGTACCGCTTGACTATTGGCGCCCTGTTTGATTACATTGGTTCCCAAAGAAATTGCTTCACTGGTTACAGTGGCTCGAGCATTGGCATTCTGCCAAGTGTTATAGGTTCTAGCCGCAGTCTGAGCAGCACCAACCAATCCACCCACAGTACCACTTTGGAGGTCACCCAAGATGCCAATACCGGCATCCAACAATCCACCTTGACCAAATATGGTCTGTGTGGCGCCACCACGAGCGATGGGGCTGGGACGAGTGTCGTAGTGTGTGGGATCAGCAAAACCAACCACATTGGTGTCGGGTCTTTGACTACCCACTGCACCTGAATAGTATTTCACAGTTTCATAGGCCACGGTCATAGTGTGTTGCATAGTACCATTGGCTTGTGAGTAATCATACTGATCATGATTCCAAGCCTGTATGATGGGATTGATCAATACATACTCGGCAAATTTTCTTTGATCCAGACCATAGATACGTATATCACGAAAGAATGGTGGTTTACCACTAGAACCAGTATAGCCATTCTTCCAAGTCTCACCAATGTATCCCCAATCGTTAACTACCAATTTGTCATTGTATATGTCTCGAGCATTGTATCCAAACCCGGCTTGTCTCGTGGCGCTGGCCCCTTGACTTCCGTTGGTAGTGTTTGGCGATAGATATTGTTGCGTGGGATCTTGATAATAGTAACTGAAATAGTAATACCACAAGCGACGTGCATTGTCTCCACCGTCATCGTGGAATGTGAGCGACACTGGTTGATAGTCAATTTTGGTCTGTATCACCCGCTTGCGATTGTACTGATTCAACGTATCAGTCTGTACCTGGAACTTGGGGAGCTCTACTGTCTTGACCAGTAGACTGAGTTTTTGTTTGTCATCATTGCTAAACACGCCGCGCAGATATGGTATCTGATCGGTATTGAGTGTAAAGCTCACATGATAAAGAAACTTGTAGCGTGGTTTGAGTTCGTAACTGTTGGTGGTAAAGGTACGGCTTGCGTGAGTATAATCACGCAAGGTGTCCGTACCTATAAACCCTTTCAGTATCTCTGTGCCGATACCAAACGGTCCACCGCCGTTGGCCACAGTCTACTCTCCGTTACGCGCCTTGGGCTATGCCGGCGCCAGTGACCACATCACCCACCGTACGCGAAATGGTGCCGCCCACACCCGAACCATTGGGTGTTTGGTTAGCATTATCATAACGTATGGTAAGATTGATCTGTACCGGACCGTTTTCAGCATAACTCAACTGCTGATAGTCTGCGCCTTGTAGATAACAACCATATAGTTCCCATGTTTCAAGAACCACAGGTGTTGCAGCACCGTTGCCACCATCAAGTACTTCCAGTTTAGTCAAGAACTTGTAGTCGATTCCCGAAGCTGCGGATGCCATTTCCAGGAAGTCCATTTGCTTCTGTAGTTGTTCGCCTACCAGTTTGCTGACCGCGCCCGATGCATCGTCTCGCAATTCGCAAGCCACGTCTGCCCAGGTGGGTTTACCGGCCAACTTGAGTGTTGAATTGTAGATGGGAATATCTATGTTTTCGAACGTGACATTGGGTCGTGCAAAAGTCATGACCTGTTTGGTAAGCTCGGTAGTGGGTTTACTGATACCAAAATTTTCAAACATCACGCGGAAGCGATATTTGAGTTTGGGCATCAACAGGCCCTGTGTTGGCGAGCTTTGGTCGCTGGCCAGGGGCACTGTCATTCGTTGTAGTGAGCTAACTGCCATTTGTGATCTCCTATATGTTTATTTACCAGGAATATAGATCGGGCATTACGCCCGATCTATTTCCATTAGCCTTATGCTCCGCCTGCTGCTCCAGAGATTTCGCCGGTATTTTTAATACGCAGCGGAATATAAATGAATTCCACTGCTTTTACTGGCTCAATAGCAATGTCAACCCACAACTCACTGCGGTCAATACGTGCAGGTGTGTTGTTGGTAAGATCACATACTACCAGATAATCATAGATAGCACGTTTGGCGATCAAATCAATCATCAAACTGTTTACAGTGTTGGCGATTTCATTACGTGTGATTTGATCATTGGGCTCAAACAGGTAAAGTTTACCAATTTCTTCCAAACGACCACGTAGGTAACAAATCAAACGTGCCACGTTGATACGATCCAACGCAGTGGTTACCGAGGTAGAAGTCTTGTTACCAAAGTTGGTAATACCTACACCCGGTATGAACGTTATGGGGTTGATATTGCGTTCATACAGAATGTCTCGCACCGACTGGCTTACTGCCAACTGCACAAACTCACCTGTGGCTGCATTGATGTAACCAATCGCTGTGGCATTGTCTACCACACCACGACGTGTTCCGGCCGGTGCCAACCAAGGATAGCTTACAGCATCGCTACGCAGGATCGTACGAACCATCATGTGGCTGGGCGGTGCTACCACAATGTTACCCGACAGGTCTGTGGTATGGCAGCTGGGATAGAATACACCCATGTAGTTACTAGTGGCTACCAATCCATCTTGATCTGGCAATCCCAGACCATTGTTGTTGGTAGCATATTCCACCAAGCTATTACCATCCGGTCCCAGACGCATGGGTGTGTCACCCACAATGAACAGAGTATTGTTGCGCTCGTTACTGAGAGCAATCATCTCAGGTTGTAGTTCTGGATAACCCGGGCAAGCAATAATGTTGTATTGTGTCTGCTCTTCACGTGCAGTAGCACTGGTATCCAGACCGGCGCGCAAAGCCTTGACAATTATGGCTCGTTGAGCCAAACGTCCGCCCCACATAGCACCATTATCTCGATTGCCCGAAGCTGACAACCATGTGCTTTCTACTGTAACCGGTTGCCAATATGTAACGTTGGTGCCAGGGGTGATGTTGTAATTATTTTTTTGCTGACTGATATAATTTACATCGCTGTAATTTACATAATCACCTACCTGATAAGTAGTCGCCGGCGACCAGGCACTGCTTGGATAGCTGGTAGCATTGAAGTAGTTGCCTTCAAACTGCTTGACGTTGTATCCCGAACGTCGTGTATTGAACAGTAGCATACCTTGAGGATACAAGCCAGGATCCGGTGCATCAAGATCCAGATAATTGCTGGTCAACAGGCTAGTGATGCTGGGGATCGCATCTGCTACCGGATCAGTGGTACCATTGGGTGCCCAACGTGCATCAGCAAACAATATACCATTTTGTGTGACCTGATCGGTATTGTCAATCTCTACCCATTGATCCTGACCAGAAACCTGCTGCCAACGATACAATTTGGGATAGTTTTCAAGGTCGCTAGTGTCCAACCACAAATCACCATAAGAGAGTGGACTTTCGGCATCATCATTTTGTGTGAGTGGTGCGGTAGCCGCGCAGATTGGACCAGATGCATTGGTTTGACCCAAATCAAAACCACGCACATCGTTAGCGACATTTTGATAACCCATCCATTGACCGTTGTCCTGGATCATGACATCCACTTGAGTGGCTGTGCTGTAGTACCACAGGGTGCCATCTGCGGGATTTTGATCAGGTGCTGTATCACCAACTGCATAGGTAAACAACGGAGTGGTTACAAAATTGCTCAGGATCAAACGACCCGCAGTTGAAAAGGACTGTCTAACTTTGGGAGTGGTTGTGTTGAATCCTGCAGTACTAACCGGATTGGCTGGTAACACACTGGTATTCAGCAGTGTAATTAGGCCCCCGCTGTTGTGAGTAAACACAATGTTACCAGCACTGTTAACCGAAGCACTCACATGCGGGACACCGGCAGCCGAAACTGCTGCGATAAAGTCCGCCACAGTACCAGTTCCACCAATAGTAACTGTGGCAGTGTTGTATGTGTTAGTGCCTGGCATTGTGCCTTGCAGAGTAAACGTATCACCCACATTGAATGCAGTTCCGGTGGGTGTGCTGGTGCCAGTTACTATGGTATCACCAAACGTGTATTGCTCAAGTATTTGCAGAGCCAGAGTACTCAACGGAGTGGTTTGATAAAAATCAGCGTCCCAGTTCACATAAGTGGTGCCCACAGTGATGTGATCTCCACCATAGCTGGGATCCAGTCCATAGATAGCGTTACTGGATCCGCTATAGGCCGGGGTAGTCTGACTTACCCACTCACCCAGTGTGGTGCTGTATTTCTTGACCTTGATGTTGAGACCATTGTTGGCCACACTCATGTTCTGCCATACTGATCCAGTGGGATGAGGTGTGGTGTCAGTGGTGCGCCAACGAGGTGCTTGATAGCTATAACCCGGATAGTAAGTGGGTGTCAGGTATACTGTGCTAGTAATACCCAATGCTGCTAATAGAGGAGCGCCAAGATTGGGACCAGGATTGATGCTAACGACACCACCGTCAGCAGTACTGCCATCATTGGTTGCTGTGCTGTTGGCGTAAATGCAAAGATGTCCGCCCACGGCTGCGGCCGTGACTCCTAGGATACTGGCATTATTGATTGCCTGGGCAAATCCTGCCACTGTAAGAGCTGTGCTACCCGCTCCCACTGTGACCAAGGTTTCATTGATGTACATGTTGGCGCCGCTGGTAAGGCTGCTGGGGGTGCCCGAGCCAGTGACTGTGGCCCAACTGGTTTTCCAACTATCGCTACCGATCAACACCCACTCGTTTGAGTTATTTTTGTAATAGCCCAGCATGGGTACGCTGAAAGCCACGATAGCATAATCACCAATGCTGCCATAGGCAGATACCGGAGTGTAATCACCTGCGCCAGCATTCATGACGTCAGCCGAGTCAGTGATAACCAGAGGAGTCTGAGTGGTAAAGGTACCGGTGCTTTGGTTCCATTCTTGGATACCCCATGCTGTGCTAGAGGTATCTAGCCAGTAAGTACCATTGGCAGCATTTCCGGTAGGACGTACCAGAGTAGCGGTCAACTCTGTGAGGTTGATATTGGCACGCTGTACATAGGCCCGATTGGTCACGCCCAGGGCGCTATAGGCAGCCAGCAAGCCATATTCATTGAGTTCATAACCATTAATGGGTGTACCAGTAGTGGTGTTGTAGAAGAAAGGCACGCCAAACGTGGCCACCAAATCTCTTTGGCTTGTGACTAAGTACGTCTTGTTGGCATTGGCAGCGGTAGTGCCGGCAGCAACGGTCACGCCGTCACCAGAAACTTTGTTTTGTGCTGTGGCGATCAGGAAGTAGGGTACTGTATTGACAGCCGACGGAATGTATTGGCTTTCGTCAATTACAGTTACTTGTACGCCAGGTGATGTAAGGGCCATATTGGGTTTCCTTGTAAAAAGTTATAGTGATATTTACCGAAACCCACGAAAAAACGCCAACTAACGTACCCTTTGGCCAAGGTTCGTTGTTAAATACACCATGTCTCGTCCCATTTGCGCTGCCTGCGGTCAGCGTCCCTGTGCTGTGAACTATCATCGAGATGATCGCATACACTATCGCCGGCGATGCGAGAATTGTCAACGAAGAAATCGTGGCATTAAACCACACCGACCAAGATGGGAGATAGCCGGCTATCGTAAAAAAATGGTGTGCGACCTATGCGGATTCCGGGCTAGATATAGTGCCCAGATACTGGTGTATCACATGGATGGTAGATTGACCAATGTGGAACCCAAGAATCTCCGCAGTGTGTGCCGTAACTGCGAAATTGCTGTGTCTAAGGGCGATTCTCCGGCCCGGGCTGGAGATCTTGAACCAGATCGTTGATTCGATCATAGAGCTCACTGATCTCACCGTTGTTATCAATCACAGCATCAAACGGTTGACCCACCCAAGCCCACTCGCTTTCGTGTACTCGATACTTGAGGGGGCTTTCTTCTAATTCTGCGATAATGCGCATGGTCAAGCGATGTTGATCATCGTTGCAGGTGTTGAATCGAGCAGCCCAATCATACCACACTGGACGATCCCCGCGCTCAACACAAATCACTCGAGCACCCACTGCCCGCAGGGCCTCAATCTCGTTTGGAAACCTACAGTCCGAAATCACAATGTCATCGGTGGTTTTACGCAGGCGATTTTCTAAACTGGCTACCCAAATGTCGTTATGGAATCCTTTGCGGCAAACTTCGGTACCCCAATTTTGCAATACCCAACGCGGTGTCAGGTCTGGTATACCCAGTCGAGTAGCCCACCAGGCGTCCACTTGCTCACGCCAGGCACGACTTTCCTTTGTGCGTCCTTCCAATAACTCACGATCCCACCCAAACACCACAGCCACAGCATCTTTGAGTGTGCGGGCAAAACTATCTCTGCGAAACTGGTGTATGTTGACCAAGTAATCAGCTGTGGTATCTTTACCGCTACCAATCAGGCCGCAAATAGCAATAATCATCGCAATTCCTTTATCTTGAGGTATTCCATTATATCCCACAACAATGCTATCTGGCAGCAGCAGTCCTCCAGCGCATTGTGGCTGGCGGGATATCGCTCTAATTGGGGTGCTAGGCTGAACAGGGTACGGCTGTCGCGCACTGCATAATACTTCCAGGGCAGGGCCATGTTGAGACTTTTGTAGGCATTTTCCAGTATGGTCATATCATAACAGGGTCCTTGCGCCCACACTCTGCGAGCATGCCAGACCAGGCGTGTAAGACCTTCTAGACTCTCGCGCAATGGCACTCGACCCTGTTCGCCAAAAGCATCATCACGTATGGCAGCGGGTTGTGTGGCCCACCAGTCCAGAGTACCCTGTTCAATCTTGCGACCCTCTTGACTTTCCATGTCCACTCGTACATAGTATTGACGACCCAATTTATCTCGCACCAAGGGATCAAACTCTACTGCGGCAATGGTCAGGATAGTGGTGTCGGGGCTGGTGGCCAAACCCTCGATATCAATCATTACATCGGTCATGACACGATTATATGGATCGTGTCTGGCTATGTCAAAACTAATCTAGCCTATTACCCAAGTAAGTGGCTGCGAAGCATCTACATATTTGGTCAGCTGTTCCAACAGGGCATCCATCTGGGCCTGTGCTTCGGTTTTCATCTGGGTACCATTAAGGCTTCCACCACCCTGAGGTCCTGCGATATTGGGGAATTTTTCACGTGCTTCACCGATTATCATTTTAGAGGCTGCTACCATGTAATCTCGAATCCACTGTCGAATCTGCATGTCTGATAGCAGATTAATTTCAGGTTTGAGATTGTAGGTCCACAGCAATACCGCTTCATTTGAGCCCTTGGGATCACGAATCAATTGCAGTTTTTTGGTCACGGGATTGTAGGTGTAATTCATGTAAGCACCAAACATACGTCCAGCCAATTCCACGTATTGACTGTAAAAGTCATAAGTGGCCAATCCGCCCGCCACGTTAAAATTCATGAGATACACGTTCAAGCTGGCCTGGGCAAACGGATCAAAGTTTGATGCAAAGGGACCTGTGGCATCGCCAAACGTGCGCCGGAATATCTGCCGTACACTCATAACTTCCTGGGGCAATTGATAGATGTTTTCGTCCTTGACCAAATACATGAAGCTGTAGCTTTCTTCATAGGCATTGCTGGCTCGTTGACGATACACCCCTATGGTTCTTTGATAGGCAGCTTCATAGTGTGCAGGATCCATTTCAAGATCGATGATCTCTCCACCCAAGGTCAGGTGCACATATTCAATGAGCTCTTGCTTGAGGGTGCTAAGTGTGTCTTGCTGTTGTTCGGACATGTTGGGTTCCTTGATCTTGTATTTACCCAAACACAGCCAAGAGAACAGGGCATTGAGCCCCGTTCCAAAGTAGTATTAACGCACTTTGAGTATGATCATGTCCGGGTTGCCGCGACCGTTAAATTTGGTTTCGGTGCTGCGGATCTCTTTGAATACCTTACGCGCTGCGGGAGCGCCCCCGGCCATAAGGCTCTTGATCTGCTCCTTGGGTTTACGCAGGGTTTTACGCACACTCTTGGTGGTGTCAAACCCGATCAGACCTGAACCCTTGACTGAAAATGACCCCAGGATATCTTCGTGCACCACGTAGATCAGTTTGCGGCGTTTGGTATCATACAGCCAGGCTTCCTGGGCATCTACTAGATCGGTTACTGGTACTGATTTCAGCCCCAGTTCAGCAAACTCTCGTAGATACTTAAAACGTGCCGTGAGCTTTTCAGGACTTACTGGCTTTTTCTTGCGCGGTTTGCGTTCAACCTTTTTCACTTGCACATAGCTGGCGCAATCTGCGGTGACCTGTTCAGCAAAACGGATCATGTTGCGCAGTTGTATCTTGTTGAACCTGCGATAACCTTCTACTAGATCGGGATCTCGACCCTGTGCAGCTTCTTGCAATTCCGCCGCAACCTGTCGCCAATGCTGGGCAATCTCTCCCACCATCTGGGGTGCCACATTGCGTTCACGTAGCAACGTGAGTGGTTGCATGTCAGCGTTCATGCGAGCACCCGATTCCAGCATGTGATCAAACATGCCTTCAATTTCGCCCGCAGCATCAAGCATTTTTTCGCGCAACCGATCCTGGATGTTGGGACGAGCCACTGTGGGCCGATCTGGCGCAGCGGGGGCGACCACATTTGCAGACAGGGCAGTCTGGATATGGTCGGCAATAGCGCGGCGTTCACGATCGTCCAGCTGCCAACCCATCACGCTCATGCGGCACAGCCAGCCCGGGGTGGTGCTACAATCACGCTCGTTGATGCGAGCCACTTGTTGCGTGTCTGTGGCCGGGAACCCGTTGCGACTCATCCAGTCGATTACAAATTTTTTGGCATCTTTGGCATCACAGTAGTAATTGTACCAAGCAAAGGTTCTCAGTTGCGCCCTGAATCGATCTGCTGGCGCAGGTAGTGTGCCCCAAGTGGGTTCAGATCCCATGTATTTGACATCAGCATCCCGGGGCGAAATGGCTCGGGGTATAGCAGACTCTTTTGATTTCATTCGGGCTCCTTGAGTAGGCTTGCAAATATAACATGACTTTCAAAATTGTTCAAGGCTTCTTGTGCCTGTGTCATCAACTGCTCGAATTTTGTGGTCACGCAGCGTTTACGACGACAATTTACACGTTCTTGATCGGCCAATTGCAGAAAATGTCGCACCACCTGACTCATTCGCTTGCAATCTGCCCGTGTATGTCTGGGCACTTTGCCCAGCGATTTCAAGCAGATATCAAGGCGTGTGTTGACTTCTTCCCAATCTTCCAGTTTCATATGTATATTTTATATGATTTGGACTTTTTGGTCAACCTGTGCCCATAAATACTTGACTATGCCCCGTTTGAGTTTATGGCGTCCCAATAGGACCCGAGATTACCAATACCTAGATCGCATCATTAGCGAACGTTATACCGTGGGTGGTATGGACATATTTGTTCACAAGTATATGGGCCCACAAACCGGGGGCGAGGATTCTGCCCTAAGTGGAAACGCCGATGCCACTCAGCCCATTTACGAAACCCAAAGTCCGCTCAACATTCAAGACTTACTGTTGTTAGAAAACCGTGATAGAATTTACGATCAAGACATCTATGTCATGCGTGGTGTTTATACCCATCAAGATATAGACTTTGATCTTACACAATTTGGATTGTTCCTCAATAACGATACCTTGTTCATTACCTTTCACTACAATGACATGATTGATACATTTGGGCGCAAACTCATGAATGGTGATGTTTTGGAACTGCCCAATCTTCAAGATTACTATCCATTGAATCCGGCAATCCCTCAACCCTTGCCACGCTATTATGTGATACAAGATGCCAACTACGCCAGCGAGGGATTTAGCCAAACATGGTTACCGCATATTTGGCGGGTCAAGGCCACACCCCTGACTAATGCACAAGAATTTGCCGACATATTAAAAAAACCCATGGTCAATTCAACCATATGGGATAGCGATAATTTCTATCCGCAAGGCAGTATTGTCAATTACAACAACGTCTACTATCGTTCTAGCACAAATACTCCCGCAGGTACCAACATAACCAATACTACCTATTGGACCGAATATACGCCAGGCACACAAGATCAGCTCATGACCACTCGTGTAAAAGATAACGAGCTGAACGATGCCATACTCACGCAGGCCGATGTAGAAGTACCCACATCGGGCTATGATGTAAAGAACTATTACATAGTACCCACAGTGCAAGGTGTACCAATCGCCCCACCGGTATGGAATCTCTGGGATCGGGATACCGCATATGATGCCGGCGTTGTGGTCAATGCGAGCGGTCAATATTGGACTGCGCAAGTTAATGTTCCGCCAGGGGTGGCGCTATCTAATTTACAGTATTGGGCGCCATATCAGCCTAGCCCAGGCGGCCAACCGGCCAATCCCAATACGCTCACCACAGACAGTACCACTACTGTCGATGGCACCCAAGGTGGCATGAATGTTACTCCTCGTGGTGATGGATACACCGTGGGCTACCTTACTGGAGATGGGGTACCGCCAAACGGATTGCCTTGCGGCGTGGGTATCACATTCCCATCTGGTGCTGTGC